AAATACGATGAAAATTCTTATCTTCATTGTAATCGTCATAGTACGGGTCGGTGTTAAAATTAAGCGCCATTTCTTACCTGTGTTATAATCTTATGATTGTTCTGAGCGTGACTAGTTGTTGATCGCTGTGACTTACTGAAGTTCTATTATCGATATACAATAAATCCCCGCTGAATACATCTATATCGGGTACTTGATCTAGAGACGCTACTGTATATGTAGCTGCTGTATTTTCGTCGGTTAATATATCTCCAGCTACTAAGTTATGATTATTAAGATCGACTACTAATATTTGCTTGGTAGAACTAACTACTTCTACAATCTGATAATGCCTTACCGAATTAGTGGTTGTAAGACTTAATAAAGAATCTCTATTTAAACCTGTAACAGATTCTAGGGTTGCCAGAAAACAAGCACTCCCGTTTACATTTGCATAATGATAACCACTATCATTTGCTTTGATATCTTTTAAAATACCAAATTGTCTATAATCGTTGCTGACATTTAACCCTTGATTCTTTTCATTATTTATTGTTGAGGTAAACATAATTGCATCGGCAAATAACTCACTTATAGAATCTTTACCATGCCCTCCAACCGGGGACAAAATAGCAGATACATTTGCATTTCCCCCATCACCAATAATAGTTGTATTAGCATAGGAATAACCAGCACCAGGATTTTGTACTGTAATATAGCTGACAGTATTATTAGATAAAACAACATTACCGGCAAAGTTACGACCGTCTCCAGTTACAGAAACGTTTGCGTAAGAATAACCAGTGCCTACATTAGCTACTCTAAATGCAAAAATACCCCCATTGACTGCAGATAATTCTACAATACTTTGAATAGTTTCAACCCCACCAATTGAAGTATTTACATAGGCATTAGCACCAGTTCCAGTTGCGCTTGCAAAGGCAAGATTAACATGGGTGTAACCATGACCTGAATCTTCAATTATAATATCTTGAACTTGACCAGCAGAATTTACAAACGGAGTCAATACTGCTCCTTTTCCATCACCGATAACAGAAATAGTAGTTTGAATATTAGAAGGGTAATTTATACCTTCATCTTCTATTGTCACACCATATACTTGCCCAGCAACCATAATTGGAGTTAAAATTGCAGTATTTGCAAAATATAAATTAGCTGTAGCATTAGATGTTGGTTGACTATTACCAGTTGTAGAGATTGTAATAGTAGTGTTAGCTTGCGCAGCAGCAGTATAATTATAACCTTTATTAGTTATAACAATATCTACTAAAGAATTGCTACTAAAAATTAAATTAGCAAGAGCATTAGAAGTTGGTTGAACGGCACCAGTAGTTGCAATAGTAGCAATGGTATTTGCAACCACATTAGTATAATAATTGGTACCTGTACTAGTAATCTTTACATTACTTAAACCTTTAAAATGGCTTGTACCTAAACCTGATGTATCATTGACAGTAATGGAGGCTTGTTTATAATTATTACCTGCATTATCAATATACACGCTGATAATTTCCCCAGATGTATTTAAGACTGGAGTTAGGTTGGCTATTACGTTACCATTACCGCCTAAAAATGAACCATTAACAGTTAACGTTACAACATTATTACCTATATAACCTGAGCCTTGATTATCTAAAACTATACTTCTAATTTCTCCATTAGAATAGTATGCATTTGTAACTGCCCTTTGAACAGGCATATAGTCGGTAGTTAAAAATCTATTCCTAACGGATAATGGAACAGTATACATATACTTCCAAATATACCCATCAGCAGTCGTTAAAGGAGTAGGATCAAAATTAGTAGGTTCAACGGTAGAGGCAGCACCATTTTTATTAAACAAACATTTGTAAACATTAAATTGACTTGTTAGCACATAATAATTTGAGTCTTTTAGACTTGAAGCACCAGTACTTGATTTAAAGCTAGAAGAATAATTACCATCAAATTGATCATATACAGTATTAGTGACCCAATTTATTCTTTTAACTACAAGGGAAACATCATTAACGTTAACTTTTTTAACTTGCAAAATTTGTCTACGAGTTTCATATTCGTAATCAGCAGTAACTTCTGGAGAAGGAGGTACAAGGGGATTAGGCCAATTTAATACTTTACCAATAAAATAGTAATAATTAGATCTACGAGAAAGAAACTCATTATAGACTGTCTCCGCCAACGATTGGTGGATTCTGTCTTTTAGAAGAAAAGACATATTGTATTAAGCTATTGTAACGTTCCAAGTTATAACGACAGTATCACCAGCAGCTTTGGTAACCGTACTAAAGACAGTACGACAAAGCATATTACCAGATGTTACTGCATTAAAGATACCAGCTTCAGCTAAAGAACCTGTACCGGTACCAGCACCAAATGTTGCAATATATGCAATTGTATTGGTCGTTCTGGTTGTTGAATCTAAGACAACTCTACCTAACTCTGTACCAAGGGTGGTTTGGGAGGTAGCAGCTGCTGTGTTACCTGAACCAACAGCCATGTAGCTAGGTAATGCAAGTGTATTACCCACCAGGCGAGAGGCAATTACATCCTTACCAACTGCAACAACTAAATTATCGACATTTCTAATGTCTTTTAAAGTACCAGTAGAATCAAGAAGTTTAACTTCTAAATTACCAATGGCTCTTACTGATTCTGTAAACATTTTTGTTTCCTCTAAAAAGATTTATGTTATATTTATACACATTTAAGCTATTGCTTAAGCTGTTATTACTGTTGATGCAACGTAAATATTTGCAAAATATCCTGTTACGGGGCTTGCATCAGTTGTATAGTTAAATAAGTTACCAGAAATAGTTTCTGTAAGTGTAACCGTACTATCTGTTGTGGGTATATTTTTACCTGTGTTTAATGTAATTGTATCTGATGGTGCTGTATTATCTGTAAATGCAGCAAGGGAGGTCTTTATCGTTAGAGATTCTGTAGGTGTTGTATTGTCTGTAAATGCCGATAGATACAATGAAATTATTGCAGAATCAGATGCTGTAGCGTTATCGGTAAATACTGGTTTAACAGTTAGTGTTACTATATCACTGGTATTAGCAGTTTCATATCCGAAATCTTTATTTAAGCCTATTAATGCTGTGTCTAAGACTTTAAATGAATCTTGTAGTTGAATAGCTACATTACTTCTTGTCAATACACTAACATTTGCAGATATATTAGCCGTAGCAGTAATTGTCCTATTATTAAATAACTTGGTACCAGCAGGATGTATTAATTTTAAAACTGTATCATAAAAATAACTAATATCTAGTTCTGATTGTAATTCATATGCAAAAGGTTGGTACAGATTAACGTTTTGTAATCTTACTTCAGGTTCTGATAAGAAACCTTTTGATGTAATATACTGACCTGGATATTTGGCAACAGCCCCCATTGTAAAATTTATAACTGCTACAGTGGTATCATTTACTGAGGAACTAAAAGAATCGCTATTAGAATTTAATTGTGAATTTGTAGATCTTGAAAGTGTAGTGCCGGTATAGCCTATTGCAACGTAATCAGAGTCAAAATATCTAGATGCGTTAGAAGAAATATCTGGACTCATCATGAGGAATTGCTCAAGGAATCCTGATGAACTAGTATTTAATGTTTCTGATTGATTAATTGTACGTAAGTCAGTAAACAAGTTAATAGAAATATCACCGCTAAATCCGTAACCATAGTTTAATAATTTTAATAGAGTAACCCCTCCATTAGAATTTACCCTCACAATTCTAACTAATGTATTAATACCGCCACCAGCAGTAACCTCAAATATTTGCCCTACTTTAAACCCTGTACCACTGTATTTAATAACATAACCAGTAGTGGTTGGTTTAATAATACCAACAAAAATATTACTAGTACCATCACTAACAGTAACTGTGTCTCCAATAGTATATGGTGCTGTAGAAGAACTTTTTAAAAATACTTCGTAAATATTATTGGTTAAAGTTTTAACCCTAATAATAGGTTCATTATAAGTTATACCATCTTTTTTATAAGTTAGATAACGATCTAAGATATTAGTTACACTACCACTACTTAATGATACTCTTAATGAAACTCTTTGTTCCCAAGTGCCATCAGAGGGTCTTAGAACATAATCATAAGGGTGGGATACTGTAACGTCGGAGTCATACATTATCCTAAAAAGTAATTTAAATGAAAGATCAGAACCTTTTGCAGTATATAAATCGCTGATTTTTTTAACCAGCATACGTTTATTAGCTAAAGCATTAACTGGGATATCTTTAATATATGTACTTAAGAAGTACTGCACGAAATCTGATGTAGTTAAATCAATGTCGTTATAGGAACGGGCATTTTGTACGAGTTCTAAAGCACCGCTGTCCTGTTCAAGAAATTTATAGTATGCTTCTACAAACGTTGTAAAGATACTATAATTTTCTCTGATAAACTCAGGCAGCTGCCCGGTTACCAGCTGCGATACTTTTTCTTTAATTCTAGACATTACTGTACCAATGTAGTCACATTAATAGTTATTCCTGCTGCTCGGCCAGTGGTTGCATCTTTAGAACTATCATCA